CTATGAATACTGCTTATGAAATGGACATTGAAAAAGCTGAAGCAATACTAAGAGTTGAATTAGGTTCTTCAGTTAGTAATATGAGCTCTAAAGAACTTAAAAGAGACTTACTACTTTTTGCTAAGAAAAATCCTAAACTTTTAATTGATTTATCTAATGATGAAAATGTAGAACTTAGAAACTTTGCTATAAAAGCAACTGAAGCTGGTATTTTAGAATTAGCTAATGATGGTAGAACTGTTAAATGGAAAAGCAACGGTAAAAAATTAATGACTGCTCCATTTGAAGAAAACGCTTATTCAGCAATGGCTGCTTGGTTTAAAACTGATGAAGGACTTGAAGTTTACAAGTCTATACAGAAAAAACTAAAATAACAAGTGATTATAAATAAGGGTGGTTTACGCCACCCTTTTTTTTTAAATAAACAAATATGGAATTAAACGTAAATACAGTTTATACAACGGTGTTAAGTATTCTTAATAAAGAGCAACGAGGCTATATGACACCAGATGAATTTAATAAAGTTGCAACACAAGTGCAACTAGAAATATTTGAAGGTTTTTTTCAAGATCTTAATCAGTATTTACGAATGCCAAAAACAAGCGAAGAGTTTGCAAGTAGGATATTTCACATAGAAGAAGAAATACAAACTTTTGAAGAATACAAATCAGCATCAAGTAGTACTAATGGTGATTATGGTTTTCCTCAAGACTCTAATAACAATAATGAAGTATATAGGCTAGGGTCTGTATATTTTAATGCTGTGCCAGGCACTCCTCAAATAGAGTTAGTTGGTAGAAAAGAATATAAACAGCAGTTGATGTCTCCACTTACTCAACCTAGTAAATCCTTTCCAATAGGTGTATTAAAAAACGATAAGGTTGAAGTATTTCCCAAAGTAACAACTTTTAATCCCGCAAGAACTGTAGACAATACTGATGTTAAGTTTAGCTATGTAAGAAAACCAAAAGATGTTAGATGGGGTTTTACTACAGGAAGTTTAGGTCAATATGTTTATGATTCTACAGAATATAATCCACCAACTTATCCTAGCGCTACTGATGCAGCTACTGCAGGTTCTACTCAGTTTGAAATAGACTCATCAAATCAAACAACTGTTATTTTAGAAATATTAAAATACTCTGGAATAATAATAAGAGATCCACAAGTTGTACAAGCTGCTCAACAAGAGCTAATTCAAGACGAAGCAAACGAAAAAAGATAAAACATGGCAACATTAACTAATTACGAAAACCCAGGGCTTGTAACTCAGAGTAACTCAGAATATTATACTGGAGAAAAAACTTATATACTAGCAGCTAGTGGAACAGCGTATGCTTGGCCTACTGAGTTAACTCCTTTAATATGGACAGATTCACCTACTGCCGCTACTCCTCAAGCCATTAACAATTATGATGTATATATAGATAATGTTTTAATGGTTCCAACTGTTGGAGGTTATACCAGTGATTCAGTTACTACTACATTAACAAACACTAGTGATCCAGCTTCATCTGCTCAAACTATAACTGTAAATTATTCAGCTCCTTTAGCTGCTGGATCTTTATTGACAGTAAGATTAAAACAAACTACAATATGGGATAATTATCAAAGTTATCAATATAACAGTTTAAAAGATATAGTAGCTAATTTTATGTTGTCTTACGTAGGTACAGATAGAGTTATACTAAGAGCTAAAAGATCAGAAGTAATATTTCATGCTAAAAGAGGTTTGCAAGAATTTAGTTATGATACTTTAAAATCTGTTAACATACAAGAATTAACAATACCTGCTAATCTTTCTTTACCTCTTCCTCAAGACTATGTTAACTACGTACAACTATCACATGTAGATAATATGGGTGTGAAACATATCATATATCCTACTACTCTTACTACAAATCCAACTGCTCCTTTAATTCAAGATAATCAAGGTATACCTACACAAGACGACTTTGGTAACAACATAGAATCTCAACAAGCTATAACAAACGAAAACTGGAGAAATGCAAATCAAAGAAACTTAATAGGTACTAATTTTGAATCTACTGATGCAAATGTTTACAATTGGAACTGGTGGAAAACTGCTTACGGTCAAAGATATGGCATGCAGCCAGAAATATCACAACAAAACGGATGGTTCACAATAGATGACAGAAGAGGAGCTTTTGCATTTAGTAGCGATTTGCAGGGTAAGTTAATAACTTTAGAATATATATCAGACGGTTTAGCTTATGGTGATGACACTAAGGTGCCTAAGATGGCCGAGGATGCATTATATGCTCATATATTATATTCTATAACATCAACTAGAAATAACATCCCAGAATACGTTGTTCAAAGATACAAAAAAGATAGAGCAACAAAGTTAAGAAACGCTAAAATAAGATTATCAAATATAAAAATGTCAGAATTTACACAGGTGATGCGTGGTAAATCTAAATGGATCAAACATTAATTATGGCTGAAAGTAAAAATACCTTCACTAATTCAAAAATGAACAAGGACCTAGACGATAGGCTAGTGCCTAGAGGTCAATATAGAGATGGTCAAAATATAACTATAAGCGCCAGCGAAGGAGACGATGTTGGTACTATGCAAAATATTTTAGGTAATAATTTATTAACTAATTTTGACTTAAATGGTGCTGGTTTTGAAAACATGCAATGTATTGGTTATTTTGTAGATGAAACTAGTAATATTGTTTATGCTTTTTTAACGAATTACACTGATTCTAGCCCTGATTCATTGTCAAACAATGGTTTTAATTTTGCAGGTGCTAAGTGTTTTGTAGTATCTTATGACATAGCTAATGAATCTTCAACTATACTTTGTAGTGGAAACTTTTTAAATTTTTCAAATACACATCCTATATTTGGAATAAATTTAATAGAAGATTTACTATTCTGGACAGACAACAGGAATCAACCTAGAAAAATAAACATAGTAACAGCTTCTCAAGATCCTTCATATTATGATACAGAAGATAAAATATCTGTAGCTAAATTTTACCCTAGTAAGCCTTTAGAATTTTATAAAGAATTTAAATACAAAGCTGGTAACAGTTCAGGCGGTCTTAACAATGAACTTGAACTAGAAGTTAGAGGTAGCGCTGCTAATGCAGGTATAGAGGTTGGTATGGTAGTTTCTAGTACAACTGATCAAGCTAATTTAAATGGAATAAATTCATATGTAACTCAAGTTGATCCACAAGCTTTAGGAGATGGTTATATAATAATAAACAATCTTAGTTTAACCTGGTCTAGTGGAGATATTATAACTTTTACTAAGTATGGTTTAAAAAACTGTGTAGATGAATATTTAACTCCAGAATTTACTTGTACTTTAAGTCAAGGTACAGGCAATTCCTATAATATAAACGCGAACCAAATACCTTATCAAAGACAATCATCAGGAACTACATTATCTAGTGGTATGTTTATAAAAGGTAAAGGTGGTGTACAAGATTCAATACCTAAAGGAACAACTATAACAGTATCAACTACTACAGTCGCTAACGACACAATAAGTTTAAACCCAGCATTAGCAAATCCTTCTGATTTAGACGGTGAAGAAGTTGAATTTTTTAGAAGCAACCCTGATTACAACGCTAACTTTCCAGGTGATAAAAGATATTTAAAAGAAAGATTTGTAAAATTTAGTTATAGATATAAGTTTGATGACGGAGAATATTCTTTAATAGCTCCTTTTACTCAAACAGCTTTTATACCAGAGCAAGACGGTTATTATATACAAAATGATGAAAAATCTACAGCGCAAAGCTCTATAGTAAAGTTTTTTGAAAATAAAGTAAACTGCATAGACTTAAATATATACACTCCTTTTAGGTATGGAGAATTTAATAAATTATCTAATGATAGAGTAAGTGACAATTTAAGACCTTGGAATCAAACTATTTCTGATTTAAATATAGTTGAAATAGAAATACTAATTAGTGACGCAAGCAATACTAATATAAGAGTTGTAGATAGATTAGATGTAGGTTCTATATTAAATCTTTCTGGAGGAACTACAAATCAAGGATTAAATCCTTCTTTACCTGTTTTAACTTATTCATATAATTCACAAAAAGCAGCACAAACTTTACCTAGCAATGAATTAACTAGAGTTTACGATAAAGTTCCAGTTAGAGCTTTATCACAAGAATCAGCTGGTAATAGAATAATTTACGGCAACTTTTTTGACAAGCATACTTCTCCAGACTCGCTTCAATTTAAGGTTGCATCAAACAAAAAATTAACTTTAGTAAATTCAGGTTCTCAATCTACTAGAAATTTGCCTAACCACTCTTTAAAAGAAAATAGAACTTATCAAGTAGGAATTGTTTTATCAGATAGATATGGTAGACAGTCCGATGTAATTCTTACAACGCTTTCTGGTGGATCTAGTGTTTCTGGTAGTAGCTTTGGTTTATCGACGTTGTTTCACCCTTATGCAGATGCTGGTAAATTTTCTGCAGAAAGTTTATTAGACTGGAAAGGTGATCAATTACTTCTTTACTTAGAAACTGCTATACCTGAAGCTATTTCAAAACCTGGTTACCCAGGCTTATATAGCGAAAGTAATCCTCTAGGTTGGTATACTTATAAAATTGTAGTTAAACAACAAGAGCAAGAGTATTATAATACCTATATATGTAATGCAATTAGAAATGCAGTACCACAATATGGAGCTGAGTTTAGTTATTTTTCATTAATAAATGATAATATAAATAAAATACCTAAAGATTTAGATGCTATAGGACCTAATGATAAAATATTTTCTTCTTCAGTCAGACTTCACCCAAGAGTAAATCCTGATTTTAGAAATACTACTGGAATAACTAACGAGCAGAATAGTTTTATAATTTTTCCAACATTCAAAAATGATGAAGTAGAAAGAATAATAGAAAATGCAGTAAGCGCTATAGATACAACTACTGGTAATCTTTCTACTAAAGGTTTAGAAATAGATGTTGATAATATTTATAAAGGAAAAACTGCTACACTAGCTACTGTATCTAATCAACAAACTTTCGGAGTTCCAGCTAATCAGACTTTAGCAAATAATATTTTAGGTGTTTATGAAAATAACCCTGTAGAATCTCTTTTAGATATTTACTATGAAACCTCAACTGCTGGTTTTGTTTTTGAAGTAAATGCTGACATAAACACAGGCAGTCTTGGTCCAGTTAGTATAACTAATGATCTATTGCAAATGTATGAAAATACAGAACCTTACGCTGTGGGTAATGGAACAGATAACAACCCTCAGTTTGGAACTGTAATTTATACTATAGAAACATTAAATAGCGCAGGTGCTTTTACTAGTGATCCTAATTCTACTTGTCAGTTGTTGTCTGTTTTTTCTAGTATTAATCCAAATCAAGATATATCTAGCTCATTTAAAGTTATACCACAATTATCAGGTAATAGTCCAAACGGTAGATTTGACGTATATGCTAATGAGTATTTCTATTGGGGATTAGCAGGTCAATCTTTTACTTTTACTGTTAGTGTTACGGCTAATTCAATTACAAATAATAACTTAAGCTTTTCAGGTTTTTTAAGTAATATAAGACCTCAGTACAAAGAACAACTTGTTCCTTCTTCTGCTCTCGATAATCTCATACCTGTTGTAGCTAAAACTTATGAAAACTATACTAGAACTACTGGTGACAGTAATGCTTACTCGTTAAGACCTTATTACTATAATGATCCACCAGTTCCAACTCAAGGGAATAATAAATCTACTTACGGAGTTGGTGCTAATTCTTTTGATAAGCAAATATATTGGTTAAAGCATTATTTAAATAATGTTGAAACCACTTATATAAGTAATGATGAATTACTTTATACTCTTGCTTTAGTTGGCTGGGGTTCTGCTGCTGGTGCAACAATATCAGTCCCTCCATTACCATCTGAAGTACCTGCTAGTTTTCCTATACAAAGCCCTTCACCAGCGACAAATATATGGATAAATAAATCTACTTATTATACATACGTTGACTACACAGCTTATCCATCAGGTACTAGTAAGCTATGGACAATGTTAGAAGAAACACAAAACGTATCTAAATTTATTTCTCAAAATGGTGGAATAGGGTTTATAAATGGTACCTTAAAAGGAGGCATATCTTCAACACCTACTAGTACTCCTACAAGAGACTTAACATATACATTAAGTAATTTTTATTTTGATGGAACAGCGCCTGGGTCAACTACATACACTTCAGAAGATATAGCTGAATGTGTTACTATTAATGCTAGCACTGGTGTTTTAAATATTAATGATCAGTTATTAATAGATAAATTCGGTATAGACACTTCTAATTCAAGTTTTATTTACCCAATATTTGGTCCTGGCTATCCAGTTACACCAGCAGAAATATTACACTTTACCGTTACAGTTAGAGATGCTGGAAACTCAGGGGCTGGATTAACTACAACAATTCCTTTTCATTTAACTTTAATTTCATAAAATGGCAGCAATAATACCTATAGATTATTACAACACTTTTTGGACAAAAAAAGTAGGATATATAAAAGGAAGTGCTTTAAATGGAGATTATGTGCCTACTTGGCCTGGTATTTTTTATAATCCTCAAGGCTACACAGCTTATCCAATTAATGCTACAACTATTGATTTACAAATTTTTAATAGAAATTGGTACGTAGAAGAAGCTAGAATAAGAGGAGGTTTTAATAATACTACAGTTAGTTTAGGACCTAGAGCTTATTTAGATGAAGAGATAATTAATCAACAACATCGTTTTAACGCTTTAATATTTTCAGGAGTATATAACTCCGTAACTGGATTTAATCAAACAAATGTTTTTTCTGTAGGAGAAAATATTGAAAAAGCAGTAGACCCTTCTTTTGGGTCTATTCAAAAGCTTTATCAATCAGATAATGACTTAACTATACTTCAAGAAAACAAAGCAAGTAAAGCCTTAGTAGACAAAGATGCTTTATATACCGCAGCTGGATCAGCAAGCGTAACATCTACTAACTTAGTTATAGGCCAAGTAATTCCTTTTAATGGTATGTTTGGAATAAGCAAAAACCCAGAATCTTTTGCTAGTTTTGGATTTAGAAAATATTTTGCAGATGTATATAGAGGTAAAGTTATGAGACTATCTATGGATGGATTAACAGAAATATCTGATGCTGGTATGGAAGATTACTTTAGAGATTTTTCATCTAGAATTTTAGATACACCTCAGTTTTATACTTTTTCTTTAACTACTTCTACTGGGGCTGGGCTTACTCAAACTTTTAACGTAGGTTCTAAAGTAGCAAATGTTGAAATAGGTATGAAAATAACTGTTGATGGGCTTGCTGTTGATAGTTACGTTTCAGCTATAGATACTTTTAATCAAACAGTAACAGTGACTCAAGCTGTAACTTTAGGATCTTCATCTACTATTATTTTTACAAAACCTGTAAAAGACAAAGTGATAGGTGGTTGGGATAATCACAATAGACAATATACTATATCTTACAATAAAGCTTTGTTAGAACCTACTACACAAGAAGATTTTACAGTTTCTAGTGGTAACAGTAATACTCTTTCTTTTGATGAGTCTGTAAAAGGTTGGAATAGCTTTTACACTTATAGACCTAATGAAATATTTAGTTCTAAAGGTAGTTTTTATACTATTAAAGATGCTAGATTATGGAAACATTACTATAATGATGTGATTAATAATAATAATAGAGGTAAGTTTTACGATGTACAAAGACCTTCTAGTGTTGAATTTGTTATAAATAATAATCCTTCTACAAAGAAAGTTTTTCAAACTGTTAACTATGAAGGAGATAACGGTTATCAAATAGATTTTTTTAAATCTGATATACAAAGAGTAGATCAAGACTTACCAGCATCAACTATACCTACTTTTATACAAAACAACGAGTATCAAGATACCACGCCTCTTGTTTATAGTTATTATCAAGGAGAATATAAAGACATTATAACTGGACAAGCTAAAAGAGCTGGGTTTGATAGAAAAGAAAATATGTATGTAGCAAATTTAATAAATAATAGTACTGTTAGACCAAATGAAGTTTTATTTGGATCTTCAATAAGTGGTATTAAAGGTTATTTTGCTACAGTAAAAATATCAACAGATAATTATACAGATGTTGGTGGATTAAAAGAATTATGGAGTGTAGGTAGTAAGTTTGTACAATCTTCTTAAAATATTAACAAATAAATAAAAAAAATATGCCAGTACCATTATTAGTAGTAGCAGCTCCTCTTATAATTGGAGGAATACAAAAAGCAGTTATGGATCACAAAGCAAACAAGATGGAAAATGATATTTCATCTGCTAACGGAGTTGTAACAGACATTATGAATAATAGAGCTGATGTTTATGATGGCTCTGATAAAATAAGAGCTATGAAAGATTTAGTTAGCAATCCTTATGCTAACTTAGGCGTTGCTACGCAAGCTGCTGAAATGCAAGCTGAACAAACTGACTTAGCTTTAGCAAATACTTTAGATACTATTCAAGCTACCGGAATGGGAGCTGGCGGTGCCACTGCTTTAGCTATGGCAGCTGCTCAATCTAAAAAAGGAATTTCAGCTAGCATAGAACAACAAGAAGCTCAAAATGAAAAACTTAGAGCTCAAGGTGAAACTCAAAAGCAACAAGCTTTAATAAACATAGAGTCACAAGCTATAGCTGCTGAAGAAAGAGCCGCGGCAGGTGAAGATGCTAGAGTTCAAGCAGAATTAGATAGAGCTTATGGTGAAGTTGATTTTTTAAGATCTAGACAATTAGGATTACAAGATGCAGGCGACGCAGCATTAATGTCTGGAGTAAGTGGAAGTACTAGTGTTTTAACTAGTGCTCTAGCTCCAGGTGGTGCTGGTATTAAAGGATTTTAATAAAAGTAAAAAACAATAACATGAGTCAAAGACAAGTAAATTTAAAACCAGATCAATCCATTGCTAATAGAGCTGTTCAAAGTGTCAATATAGTAACACAAAGTTCTTTGACAAGTTTAGCTAACTTAGCTAAAATTCAAGGTCAGCAAAGAAAAGAAACTGAAAAAGCTTTAATGCTTGGTTCTGCTAAAGCAGATCAACTAATAGAAAGTTATGCTAATCAGACAAAAGATGCTACAGGTCAAATGAAAGTTCAGTCTACTGCTTATGTAACTGAACAGGCTAGAGAAATAGGTATTTTATACGGTAACTCAATAAAACCTGGCGCTACTCAAGAAGATAGAGATTTATATACAGCTGCTTTAGTTAGAGGAAAAGAAAATATAAATGCTATAGCTACAACCGTGCTTCAAGTTAGTAATAACACTAATATACCTACAAGACACACTGATGCAGTTAAAAACGGTTCTGCATTAAACAGGCTAACTAGAGAAGCTCAAGAACAGACTAAATATTGGGATTTTCAATCCGTGTTAGGTACTGGACAGTTTAAAGATTTAAAAATATCTAATGATAAAAATGGCCAAGTTAATATTAGCGCTAAAGGTTTAAACGGATTTGCTAAAGACGTTAATATAAATGCATCTGCATTTAATAATGCTTTATTAAGAACTGGTGAAACCTCTGAACAACAAGTTATACAACAAGATGAAATAATAAATGAAAGAGGTAGTAAGTGGTTTAAATCATTTGAAGATGAGTTAAAAGGTATTTCTGGGCTTATGGAGGGCGTAAAAAAAGTAGAAAGTAAATATGATAGAGGGGAGAACAAAAAAACTATTATACAATCAGAAGGACCAGTAAATATATATGAAAATTTAACTAGCGATCCAAATAATAAACAAATATTAATAGGTAAAACTACTGCAAGTAATTTTAATAAAACATGGGATCAACTAGAGATAAATGGTTATTTAGGAGACGGTCCACTTAAAGATATAAGTTGGAATACTTTTAATAATAAAAACGTCGATGTTGCTTTAAAAAAATTAAACGAAAATTATAATTCAGAGGGCAATATAGATCCAACACCTAATGATGGTAAATTCACAGCTGATGACTATAAAAAAGTTCAAGATGAAATGAGAAACCTTGCCGCTGATGGCATGGCTAAATTAGCAGAAAGAATAATTGGTAATAAAAGTGAAACAGTTGTTAGTATTAAAGAACTAGATGATTATTATAAAGTAACTAATAAGACAACTGGTAAATCAGAATATACTCCTAGTGGTAAGACAGCATTAAGAAAAGATTATAAAAATTTATGGGATAATAAAATTAATCAATCAATAGTAAATGGTCAATATAATCGTTTTAATGGTATAGTTAAAACAATACAAGATAACCCTAAAGCTTTTGGGATAGATACTGAAAAAGGTTTTGATGTAATGACTGGCTCTGAAATAAGAGGCAAATTTCCAGGTGTTGATTTTGGTACAATGCAAGATGAAGTTCTTTATGAGTTTAATAAAAAGAATCCTCAAAACTATAATATAGTAACTAAACCTGAATATTTTGATTTTGATGCTAATGGAGGTCTAGACGATTATGGTAAACAAACAATGTGGAATTTATTAGGTGTAGATGACTACGAACAAAGTATATTTAACAACCCTACTGAAATGAAAGCGTTAAATTTAAAACCTAGCCCTAACTCATACAATCAATAAAATTAAATATGGAAGAAATATATTTATCACCAGATGGTTTATATGAATATTCTTTAGTTGAGCTTGAGCAAGCTGCAAAAGAAAATAACATTACTGTTCAAGAGTTTATTTCTTCAAGAGGTTTTAAATTAAAAGGTGACGAAGTTGAAGAGACTATTGAAATAGAAGATAAAAAACCTTTAACCCCTACCGATTTACAACTTTCAAATGTTGATGTTAATGAAAAGTTAGATTTAGGTATTGTACAAACGGAAGCTCCTGCTACAACTACTTTTGCCGACAGAAATAAAGTAGAAATAGATAAGCTAGATCCTAATTCTAATCTTGTGCAAGCACCTATGACTTCTACAGTAATGCAAAATGAAATAGGTTTTAAAGCTTGGGTAGATAATAATAAAGAAGAAGATTTAGCAAATATAGAAAATTCAATTAGTTTAGATCCTACAAACAACTATTCTATAGAGCAAATACAAATATTAAACAGTTTAGGTGTTGAAGGTGCTAAAGCTATAGAAGGTATTGATGACGTGCCTGATAATCAAAAAAGCTGGGTTGTTGGACAGATAAATGAAAGAATAAATAAGTCTTTTGCTAATGAAGATGGTTCAACTCCTAGAGCTGCTGAAGTTTTTAATGTTTTAGAATATAAAGAAATTGGTGATATAAATAAAAAGAGAGATCAATATGTTCAAGATCAAATAGTGCTTGGTCCTGATGGTAAAGGAGCTGGGCTGTCTAATGAGCAGATTAAAGAAGACATAGTAAAATATTTTAACAACCATAGATCAGAAGGTATAGAAAATAGAATAAAAAAATATGCTGGAGAAAGTCTTTATAATAAACTAAAAAATGCAGTATCTCAAGAGGATAAAAACGCTGTTTTAAAAGAAATACTAAACACAGATAAAGTAGAAGGTTTAATAGATGAAGATGGTAAGTTTGTAGATAAATCTAGATTAAGTGATGAACAGAAGGTAGAAGCTGTTGAACAAGACAAAAGAGCAATAGCAAAGTATGGTAATTTAGATGCTGATAAACTTAACGAAGTTTATGATAGAATAGAAAGTAAATTAGTTACTTTAGGTACTAAGCTTTATAAAAAAGGTTATGAAGATATAGTAGGCCAAGGAAACTTAGCTCAAAGAGGGGCAGAAGCAATAAGAAATATACCAGGACTTGGAGCAGCAGGAGGCTTTAGCAAGCTAATAAACATGTTTGATGAAGGAGGTAGTGTAAGAGAAGATTTTAAAGATTTAGAATCGATGAATAACACGGGTTTAGCTCCAACTGATTTAACCTACTTACCTATGGGTGATAGTCCTTTAGTTAGGGACTACAACAAGACATTGAAAGAATTTAAAACATTGCAATTAGCAATGGGGTTAAATGTTGATTTAACTAAAATAGATAGACAAGACTCTCAAACTATAATACCTTATGATATTTTAGGTGAAGAAACTGTAGTAGCTTTTGGAGGAAATACATTAGGTATTAATGAAATGCAAAACGTTTTAGCATATGATGTATTTGAAGATGAATTAGGTTTTAAAGTAGACAAAAATGTTAAAGATTTTTTAGGTGAGCGTGGGGAAAAATATGTAAAACAAATAGAAGAAAGTTATTTTTCTGGAGAAAAACTAGCTAGCATTATACCTGGCTTTACTAAGATGGGTATGGAAATAGGTTTAACTATGGGTATGTTAGGCGGCGTTAAAAACGTTTCACGAATAACAACTGGTATTGGAGACTTGGTAGCTTATAATATGGCTAGAGTACCTGGAATAGGTAAAGGAGCTGCTAATGTTTTTGGTCAGTTAACGGCTGGAACTCTTCAAGAATCTATCGGCTTAGTAGGTAGTAATACTATAGGTAGCAACATTTTTGGTTCTGAAAAAATGGCTGTTATACCATTTGCACTTGGTTCTCAAATAGGTCATTTAGGATTTAAAGCTTTTGGAGATGCTATGAAGTTGTCTATACCTAAACTTGCTGTTAAGTATCCTGGCTTAAGAGAAGTTATAAAGTTTAATAACAAGTATGGTTCTAGCACAATTAGTGGTGCTGTTAAATTTGGAACAACACCTATACTAGGGGCTACTGCAATAAAAGGTGGTGAATTAACTTCAGGTATTTATGATATAGCTACTGGTCAAAGTGAAATGGATATGAGTGAGTTGTGGCATCATATCACTGATACTGATAGCTTTATTGAAACTTACGGAGCTTTATTATTTATGTCTGCTTCACATCCTAGCAGTTTTATGGATAAAGCTGTTAAGAACTTTAAAAACGATATATTTACATTAGGAAGAAATTATAGAGAGTGGAATACTATAGCTTTAGATTTAGGATTAAAAACTAAAAAAGAAGGTAGTTGGAGTAAAGAAGAAATAGCAGAAGCAGTAGAATTAAAAGCTGCAGAAGTAATTAATAACCCTGAATTTACAGCTAAAGAAGCAGATCAACAAATAAATTCTATAAAAAATTTAGGTAAAAAATTAAACTTAAAAAGAGCTATAGATGAACAAGTTGTAAAAGCTAAAAATGAAGGAGTAGAAAACTGGAATACTACTTATGATGATTTAGTATTTAGTTTAAAATCTATTGAAGCAACTGGAGAAGTATCAGCAGCTGATGTTGCCAATTTGTCTAAAGCTGGTTTTGCAAATGGGGATGTAGTTCCTATATTAGAATTACAAAAAATTGGGTTTAGTCCAAAAGCTGCTAGTGAAATACTTAAAGCCTCTCAAGTTATGTATGGAGAAGCTGGAGACTTTTTTGGAGATGCTAGTAGTGCTCAAGGCAAGAGGTTTATAGAGAGTGGTTTAAAAGTACAAAGAAATGAAGGTGCTTTAAGAGACCTAGATGTGTTACTTAAAAACAAAGAGATAAGTAAAGTTAATTACGATAGACAAAAAGAAAGACTTGAAACTGAGATATTAACTGAACAAAATAAACAAAAAGAATTAATTGACATAGGTGAAGGTCAAGCTAGAGAAAGAATAGATGAAACTTTAGACTATGCTGAAAAAGTAAAAGCAAAAGGAACAGAAGTTAAAGAAGTTGGTCAAGATGAGTTTATAAAACTAAAACAAGAAGCTGGTGCAGAAAGCTCTGCTGAATCTACTGGTTACGGTTTTCAAACTGTTAAAAATGGTAAACCTCTTTTTGTAATAAACAAAGACGCAATGATGCCTAAAAGTGGTAAATTTCAATTTACTTCTGGCGGTAAAAACTATGTTATAAAAGGTTTTAAAGGATCAACACTTAAGCACGAAGTATTTCACCCTGTTTTTGAAAATAGATTTGATTCTAGAGCCGTAGAACAAAGAGCTAGGGAATTAGCAGGCACTGAGGGTGATATAGAAGCTGCTAGAGAGACTATAATTAAACAAGACATAGAATACATAGATCAATTTAAAAAGAGGCTTAAGGAGCTAGGTGTATTTAATAGAGTTGAAGCTGAAATGAAATTAAGACCTGGATATAACGAGCTTGTTAAAAGTGGTAAAAGAAATATTCAGGTTGAAAAAGAATTTATAAATGAATTTTTAGAGTTACAAAATGAAGGAGCTTTAAATGATTTAGTTAAGAATATTAAATTTAAAGAAGTAAGTGCAGATGTAGTTACAGAGCTTAAGAACGGTGCAGATGTAGCTGATTACTTTTTTACAGGTATAGAGCAAACTCCAGAAGGTAAAGCAAAAGTTAAAGAAGCTCAAGAGAAATATGCTGAGCTAGTTAAAGAAGGCGATGTAACTTTACAAACCTCTGAAAAAGATTTAAAAAGTTTAGCTAAAGAATATAAAGAAAAACCTAACGAAATATCGCTAGAAAAAGTTGAAGATTTAATACAACAATATACAGCAAGTGGTATAGACGCGTTAAAAAGAGCAGCTAATAGAGGCCAAAGAAAAGTACCAGTTAACACCAAAGATCCTAATGTAAGAGCTGGTATAGCTGATCTTTTAGTTTTAGAGTTTGATAGTTTTACTAGAAATTACGATCCTACTAAAGGTGAGCCTAGTACTTATATGAACTTAATAGCTGAGCGTATATTACCTAAATACATAGAAAAATTTAAACCTAAAGAAACTACTAGGATAGATGATCTAAAAAGAGATATTGTTGATACTAAAACACCTGAAACAGAGTTAACAGATAAAGAGTCGGCTCCAAGAGAAACTGAAAGATTAGTTAGTGTATTTGAAGGTAAAGAAGCTAAGGCAAAAGAAAAAGAAATAATAGAAGTATTTGGAGATTTAAGATCTGACGTTAAAAAATTACAAGAAGCTAGACTAAAAGGTTTTGGCGGTACGCCTAAAGAGGAACTAAGTAAAGTAGCTGAGTTGTTATTTAATGTACCAGACGGAACTAAAGTTAGTAACCCATCTAAAAATGTTTTACCTACAATAAATATAGTTGACTCAAAAGGAAAAAAGATTTCTAAGAAAAAACTAGACGCAGGTGAAAAAGGTATCATAGAAGCTAAAGATTTTTTATCACTAAGAGATTACTTCAAAGATAAAAATAATTTAAGAAGATTTTTAAATGTTTCTTTACCAGAATACAACGTAAATACACCACAAGCTATTGTAAATACAAAAGGTGAAATAATAGAAGTTTCTCCAGATGTGGTAGGTAGAGGAATAAGATTACCAGACAGAATATATGATTATTTTTATGAGCAATTTATAGATCCTACTGGCGTAATGACTAGTCCTAGTGGAAGAGGTAAAGGTAAAACAAGCCAAGTTCCAAAAGTTTATAAAATAAAACCAGAATTTAGAAAACCAAGTAATGAAGTATTAGAAAAAGTTTCTAAAGATATATTAGCAGATTTAAAACTTAGTGAGTTACCTGAAGCATACGATAGAAACATAGCTCAGTTAGTTAAAGGTATGGCTTTAGTAGAGACGATGGCTGTTGCTAATCAAGCTAAAAGAGCAAAACTTCCTGCAGAAACAGCCGCTGAAAAACAATTAATAGCAGATATTAAATCTTCTTCTAGTAAGTTGTCTATGTCTGAAAAGTTAATAGCGGAAGTAGTTAACAAGCAAGGTAAAACAAAAGCTATATCTGAGATATTAGGTACTAAAGACGCTGTTGGTAGGATAAGGGAAGTAGTATTAGGAGACTTAATGGATGTTGGTGGTAATCTTTTTTACGACGGTAAAAGAATTAAATTCATAACTTCAGGAGTTTTTAGTTCTAGATCTGACTTTAAAAAGGCTGTCAAAGATAAGTTTCCTTTTTTAGGGGATTACGAAACAGGAGTTAGAAACTATAAAAAACAATTTTTAAAAGAAAGTTTAGAGGGTATTAAAAATCCTAGTAAAAAATTAGTAGACAAGCTTACTAAAGAAGCTGAGGCTAAAGCTATAGAAGAAATGAAACCTACTAAACTAGCTTTAGATGCAGGTTTAACATTACAGACAAAAGACTTTCAAAAAGAAGTTAAAAATTTATTTAAATCTAATTCAGAAAAATATAATAAATTTACGCCTGAAGAAATAAAATTAATAGATAGAGTTATAAATGCTGAAACTATTAAAACAAAAAAATTCACTCCAGAACAAATAGTAGAAAATAACAAAAGAGATTTTGCAGATATTGAAAAAGGAAAAGATTTAATACTTGATGTTTTTAGAGATGTATACAAAAAGAATCCTAAAAATTTAGATGTACTAGCTTATATGCTGTGGCATCCTAATTCTAATTCTCATCCATTAAGAAATTTTGCTACTATAGTTGGTAAAGAAATAGGCAAAGATATTAGCTATGAAGAACACATGCTTCCTTTCAGCGAGTATTCTCAGTTAATTATAGAAGGAATGACTAAGTCTGATAAAGTTTGGACTGGCTTAAAAAAATGGTTGCATGAAAATTATAACCAAGAAGTCATAGGTAGAAATGGTACAAGAAGAATACTTGATCACCCTACAAGAAGTTTAGATAAAGATGGCAATGTAATAGAGAGTTGGTCTTCAAAAGATAAATTACATCCTGAATTAAAGAAACAAATAAAAGAAGCTTTAGAAGGTAAAAGAGAGTGGAAAGATGTTATTAGTCCAGATATAAGAAAATACAATGAGTATAAGTCTAATAGAGGTTATGTTAATCCTAACAAACTAAACAGATTTGGAGAGACTGATGCAAAAAGATATAATGTAGAAGTTGATAAGTTTTTGTCTGAAAATCCTGCTATTATTGCTGCTCAAAACAAATTAATATACGAGCAGTTAATTAATAAAATAGATTCTAATACAGCTAGAAAAAGATTAGATAATATAATTAAAGTAGAAGGAACTAAAGAAGCTGATATTGCTTTTAAAGAAACTAAAACAGAACTAGATGAACCAGGTGTCTTGAACACTAGTGAGAAGATGACTACTGAAGAGCTCGTTGAAAAAGCTCGAACTATAGACAAAGCTTTACAAATGGCTGATCGTCCTAATATGCCTGTTAAAAAAATTAGAATATTTGACTTTGATGACACATTAGCTACTAGTAAAAACATTGTTATAGCAGAAAGAGGTAATGAAAGAATAGAACTAAACGCTGAAGATTTTGCTGAAAGAGGTATGGAACTTATAGATCAAGGCTATACAATGGACTTTAGTGATTTTAATAGAGTAACAGATGGTAGTCGTGGCCCTTTATTTAAAGTTGCAGAAAAAATAAAAGAAGTTAGAGGAAATGAAGATCTATTTGTATTAACAGCTAGAGCGCCTGAATCTCAAAAAGCTATTTATGAATTTTTAAAAGCTGAAGGTTTAGAATTTAAAGAAGGAAATATTATTGGATTAGGTAACTCTACTGGTGAAGCTAAAGCAAACTGGATAATAGAAAAAGCTGCAGAAGGTTACAATGACTTTTACTTTGCAGATGATGCTATGCAAAACGTTAAAGCAGTTAAAACAGCTTTAGATGTTATAGACGTTAAATCAAAAGTTCAACAAGCTAGATTAAATACTAGTGAAAAAATGAACACTACATTTAATGAAATAATAGAACAGTCAACAGGTATAGATGCGGTAAAAGTATTTTCAGATGTTAAAGCTCAAGTAAGAGGTGGTAAGAAAAAAGGCCAAAGATTTTTTATACCTCCATCAGCTGAAGACTTTTTAGGTTTATTATATACTACATTACCTAAAGGTGTTAAAGGTGAAAAAGCTATGAAGTTTTATCAAGATGCTTTGCTTGATCCTTATACTAGAGCTATGACTAACTTATCTACATCGAGAGTAAATCTTATGGCTGATTTTAAAGCTTTAAAGAAACAATTAGATGTACCTAAAGATTTAAAGAAAGAAACAGAATCAGGTTTCACTAATGAGCAAGCAGTAAGAGTTTATTTGTGGAATAAAGTAGGAGAAAAAATACCAGGTCTTTCTAAAACAGACTTAAAAGAATTATCTGATATAGTAGAAAAAGATCCTAAATTAAAGGTGTTTGCTGATGAAATATTATCTATAACAAAAGGTGATGGTTATTCTAAACCAAGTGAAGGTTGGGCTAATGGTACTATAACTACAGATCTTGTAGACGTTTTAAATACAACTAAAAGAGGTAAGTACTTAGAAACTTGGAAAGAAAATGTTGATGTTGTATTTAGTAAAGATAATTTAAACAAGCTAGAAGCAGCTTATGGTAAGAAATATAGAGAAGCTGTAGAAAATTCTTTAGCTAGAATGAAAAAAGGTAGCAATAGAGTTGGCGGTGGTAATAGATTAAGTAATCAAGTTTTAGATTATATAAATAACTCTACCGGTGTTACTATGTTTATTAACGCTAGATCAGCGTTATTACAAACTATATCTTCGGCTAATTTTGTAAATTGGAGTTTTAATAATCCTTATCAAGCTGGTAAAGCATTTGCTAATCAACCCCAGTTCTGGAAAGATTTTAAAATGTTAATTAATTCTGACTATCTAAAAGACAGGCGTAACGGATTAAAACTTAATATATCAGAATCTGAAATAGCTAACGCTGCTAAAACATCTAAAAATAAAGCTAAAGCTGTACTTAGTTATATACTTGAAAAAGGTTATGCACCTACTAAGTATGCAGATAGTTTTGCTATAGCTTTTGGTGGTGCTTCTTATTATAGAAATAGAGTTAAAGATCTAATGAAAAACAAAGGCTTATCTGAAGCCGAAGCAAATAAACAAGCTTTAATAGATTGGAGAGCTGAATCAGAAAAATCACAACAGTCTTCTGATCCTAGTAAAATATCTGCTCAACAATCTAGTGATTTAGGTAGAGTAGTATTACAGTATGTTAATACTCCTATGCAGTATGCTCGTTTACAAAAGAGAGACGTACAAGACATTGTTAATAAAAGAAGAATACCAGGTAAAACTTTAGCAGAAAGTAATAGAGTTAGAGTATCTAGAATTATATATTATGCAGCAATACAGAACTTAGTGTTTAATGCTTTGCAGCAAGGCTTGTTTTCTTTAGGTTTTGGAGACAAAGAAATTTCTGATGACGAAGAAAAGAAAATAGTTAATGCAGCTAATGGTATGCTTGATTCTAGCTTAAGAGGCTTAGGTGTTGGTGGTGTTACTATACAAGTATTGAAAAATTTAGGTATAGATATATATAGAAGATCTCAAAAAGATAGACCTGAATATGTAGATGCTTGGATTAAATTATTAGAATTTTCACCAGCTATAAAAAGCAAATTAGGAAGATTTAAATCTGCTGCTTATCCATTTGACAATAAAAAGAAAAGACAAGAAGTATTTGAAAAAGGTTTCGCTTTAAATAACCCAGCGTATGAGTCAGGTGCTAAAGTTGTAACTGCAGTTACTAACGTTCCATTAGATAGAGTTATAAGTAAAACTAATAATTTAATATCTGCTTTTGACGAAGATACCGAAGCTTGGATGTCTGTTGCTATGATATTAGGTTGGCCAGAGTGGCAATTACAAGACAAGGGTGATAATAAAAAAGATAAAAAGAAAGGTCCTTTTTCTGTAAATAAAAACAAAAGCAATAATCCATTTGCTATAAGCAGAAAGAAAGATAACAATCCATTTGCTATAAAATAGGAACAAAAAAAACTGGGCACCATACCCAAAGTTCCTGTAACCAAAAAAGGGGATCGTAATGATCCCCTTTTATTATTTAACACCATGGGCAAAATCCGCCCGGA